ATAGAATACCAATGTTTATCTCATTTTGAGCCGTTGTTTCTTGCAGGAGATCGTAGAGATGATCCAGTGGGTATTTGTTATCCAATTGAGTACCAAGGTATGGCACGTTTGGAAAAGCCACTGCACGCAGTTTGGACCGCGGATAGACCCGGACAACCTGGACAACATTATTTGCTGGACGAACATGGAAAAAAGATTTCCGTGAATGACTTAGATCGCAATCCTTATGGAGTATTGCCAGTCACATTTTGCCATAGACATCCACCTATACGAGATTTTTGGTCAGGATCAGGAGCATCTGACGTAGTGTCGGTTGATCTAGCAGTTAATGTAGCACAATTTGAATTAGAATTGGCAATACGTTATGGAGCGATGGGTATTAAATACATTACAGGTATTGACGATGCATCACGTATTCAAATTGGCACAGATAAAATTTTATATTTGCCTACTGACTCAGATTTTAACGTGACAAATGCAGGTGGTAGTTTAGTAGAAATTATTGACGCGACTCGCTTTTTAGTGGAGTCTTGTCTAAACAACAACCACATTCGAGCAAAATACGCCAGAGATGATTCTGGAAATGCAAGTTCCGCTGCTGCCTTGGCAATTATGGAGTTAGAAAACACGATGGAACGTGACGCACAAACCGAAGATACGTGGCGTCCTTGGGAACATAGACGTTATGATGTAGATCGTGCTATTCTACAGGTAGAAGCTAATATAGATGTAGGTCCAGATTATTCGGTTGATTTCTTAGAACCAAATTATGTATTAGACCCACAATCAGAAATTGCAGTATGGGATTGGAGATTTCAAAATGGTTTAGCTACTAAAGAACAGTGGTTTCAATATAATAATCCAGATTACAGCCCAGATGATTTAAAAGCATTTCAAGAATTACAAGCACAACAACAAGAAGAAACCCCACAAAACAGATTATTAAGCAGACTCCAAAATGGCAATAATTGATGATGCAGTTGCAGATTATATTAAAGCCTTAGATTTTGCAGAAGACGAGTTTATAAAAGATGTTGAAGAAATGCAGGAACAAGGTTTCTCTACGGCTGAAATATTGGCTTTTCTCATTGCGCTTGACCTTACGACCTATTTTACTCAGGATTTACGTATGGCTTCCGCCGTGGCTACCACAAGCAATGCAACGACAAATATTCTTGATGATCTGCCGTTTTTTGGGTCTATCTCCGAAACGCAACTTGTGGCTTTTAGAAATCTACAGCAAAGCACATTAATTAAATATACAGATTATTTAGGCGAGATTGTTCGCCAAGAAATTGTCACAGGTGTTCAAACAGGTTTATCTGGAAATGCAATTAAAGATCGTATTGCCCGATCGCCATTACTATCTAAAAGTAGAATTGACAATTTAGTTGGTACTACGATGACAAATTTTCAGCAAAGTGTGATTTTTACGATGGCTGAAACATTACCAAGTAATACTAAATATCATTACGATGGACCATTAGACAGTAAAACACGTGATTTGTGTATAGAACTCATCGCCAATGCACCCATGACTAAACAAGAAATTGAATCACGTTATCCAGGTTGTTTATCAGATCGAGGTGGGTTTAATTGTCGTCACGTTTGGATACCAGTGTCGCCTGATGTTTCATATAAGAAAGAAGCCCAAGGGCAAATACAAAGGAAAAAAGATGCAGGGAAATACAAGAAGCCACTAACTCTAAAGCAGTATTATGAGAATCGACAAGGCACTTAAAGCCCTATTAAAATTTAGTCAATCTACCATGGATAAAGGTGGTAAGGATATTGCCGCTAAACACCGTGCGCAGTTTACCCAGGGTAAAGATCATAAAGGTAAAAACTTTAAAGCGTATAGGACATATTATGCATCTAAAAAAGCAAGTGGTAATGCAGCTAAAAATCAAATCAGCACTCAAACAAGTCCTGTGAATCTAGTATTAACAGGAGACATGGTTAATGCTTTTGACTTTATTAGTAGTACCATTGATGGTACTGAGGTTGGGTTTGATTATGGCATTACTGATAATAAACAAGCTCAGAAAATGCAAGATTTAGCCGATGGTAAAATCGGTAATAAAGTTATTAAAAGCCGTAAAAGAATTGTTGCGTCCGATCAAAATCTCGGGCCAATGGTTGAATCTGCACTTGCGACCCTGTTTGTAAATCAAATTAATGACAATTTGAAAAAACTAACAGGCAGACCAACCGTGATAAATATCTAAACAAGGAGAGGACAGTATGTCCGAAGAAGCTAACACACCAGAAGCACCGCCAGTAGCGGAAGGCACTCGATCGCCCGTAACACCACAAGTATCGACAGAGGTGGCCCCTAATAGCCAAGAGCAATCGGTTGACAATGCTCAAGAAGTCAATCCATTAGTGGCTGAGAGCCGCAAGTATAGAAAAAGAGCACAATCGTCAGAAGCTGAACTCGCAAAACTGCAAAAACAAATTGCTGCTGATCGTGAAAAGCAAATGGAAAAGCAAAACGAGTGGCAAGCGCTTGCAGAAGAACGTGCAGCTAGACTAGCCGAGCTTGAACCGATTGTGGAACAGGCACGTAAAGACGAGTCTGCATTAAGAGAACAAATTCTGAACGATTTAAGTGAGGAAGACCGAGATACTTTTGGCGATCTGCCATTGCCAAAACTTCGAGCTCTTCATCAAAAATTGACTCAAAACAATCAACGATTAGCCGTTGCAAACAACCCGGCAGTCCCAGCGAATGAATTGCCAGAAGATTGGACTAAGATGGATAGAAATAGTAGGTCCAAAAATTGGGATAAGATTGTTGCTCGGTATCGGAAATAAAAGGAGGTCCTAAATGGCCTTTGGACAATGGGGTGGAAATACTACCCAAGGTTCAGCAACTGGAGATTTAACCGCTGATCCAGCACATCTTGATGTGTTCATACCAGAACTCTGGGCGGATGGTAGATTAATGCCGTTAGTGTAAGCGATTACATTAATTATGATTGCGGAATTAAGCGGGAAACCTAAGTGCGAAAGCATAAGGCAATCCGAACTGAAGATCACACGAAGTGTGACCAAGGGCAGAGCATAGCTAGTGAAAAGATATAATCTAGCCAAGAGTCCGCAACTACTCATGCAGTAGAAAAGATATGCCGATACTCCATAGAAATGTGGAGAGTTAAGATAAAAAGCTTAACATGAACAAATGATTTACCGCTATTTTGAAAAAAGCTTAATCTTCAAACCGTTTTTTGATGATTACTCAGCACTTTGTAAAGGTAAAGGGGATACGATTAACATTCCTACCGTACAAGAAGTTGCTGTAGCTACAAAGCTAGAGAACAATGGTGTGACTTACACAGCTAACACAGAAACAGCAATTAGCTTACTAATTGACCAACACAAGTATAGCGCAAAGTTATTTGAAGACATTGCGATGATTCAAGCAAATGAAATGTTGTTTGACAAGTACGCGCAGTCAATGAGTTATGGTTTAGCAAAAGCTGTCGATACTCACATCATGGAAGAGCTTGATGCGATGGGTACAACACAAACATTAGCGGCTGACAACAGTATGTCTAATGCTGATGTAGAAACTGCACTTGGAACATTGATGGCTAATGACGTGCCAAAAGAAGAGTGTGCTTTCTTTGTGAATCCATTGATTTACGCTGACTTAATGAACTCGAAAGCATTTATTGCTGCACCGAACAGTCCAGCTAATTATGCTACTTCTGGTGCATTAGGTAATGTAGTTCCAACTGGTTTTGCAGATAACTCTGTGATGGCAACTGGAAACGTGGGTGTGCTTTTTGGAATACCAGTATTTACTACTAGTATCATACCAACAACGGCTGATACTGGTACAGAAGTTGGATATTTGGTCCATAAAAGTGCAATCGCAGTTGCAGTTCAGCAGAATATCAGAGTACAATCAGAATATAGTGTCGATTTCCTCGGTACAAAAGTAGTAGCTGATTGCATTTTTGGTGCTAAAGCAACCACAGCAAATCACGTTAAAGGAATTGAGTTCTTAAATCCTTAAACCGTATTGTTGCATCTAATAAAAAGGGACGGCTTTTGTCGTCCCTTTTTGTATTAAGTAACAAGGAATTATTATGATCGTATTAAAAAAAGAAAATCACTATCGCCATTGTGCGACACGCGAAGAAGCGCAAACACTCGTTAATGATGGTTATGAAGTCCAAAAGAATAAGCTTGGCGGTCCAAAGATCGTGAAAGAAATCAAAAAAGCAGCACCAAAAAAGAAGATGTTTAGTAAGAAAAAATAACTTTTAAACATGGCTCGTTCACGGTGTGCCTTAAACCTTAGAGATGGAGAAAATTAATGGCAACAAGTAATTTACATAGATATACAGCGCAAGAAGCGCTCAACATTATGACCGCATCTGGCGGTTATGATTACGTCACAAACGCTACCGTTAATTCAAACACTTACTGTGCAATCCAAGCATTATCTGTCGATTGCGTAGTAACCGCAACATCAACCGATACCGACATTTGGGACACGTTAACAGACGTAACCATATTAGCCGGGCAAACTATTTATGGCGAGTGGTCCAGTGTTACTGTAGCAAGTGGCGATTTTGCATCAGTTTACAGAAAAAGTAGTTAGGAGAGAGTATGGCAAACTTACATAAACG